GCTACTTCTTGTCTTGCTTTTGGATTTGTTCTTAAATCTTCAGGTGTCCAATCAGATGATACTGCTGTTAAATATTCAAACTTTTCAGCGATTGCAGGTTCATGTAAGAATGCTTCAAAATCTTCTAATCCTAATGATTCATTAAGATATGAGTATGCAGTAGCGTGAATTGTTTCTTGCGAACCAAACATCATCGCCATTTGTTTTATTTCATGCTTTGGAAACCATTTAGTAACCATACCAGTCCAATAATCTGAAACTGCACATTCGGTTTGAGCGAAACCTAATAAGATATTACCAACTAAGTGTTTTTCTTCTTTCGTTAAATTCTCATTCCAATCTTTAATATCACCCTGCATTGGTATCTCAGTATGTAACCAAAATGCTTGTGCTTGTTTCATCCATCCCTCTGTATAATATACAGGATATTCGAATGGCTTGAAGGGTATTCTTTCTGTAAATATTCCCATTTCAAATCCTTTTTTTATTGTTAATAAATCATTTGGTGGTGATTATATATATGGTTTAGAAGTCAATATCACCCTTCATTTCGTTATACTTTTGTAACAAATTTTTTCTTACTAAACTCTCCCCCTTATTCATATCACTTTGGGTTTTTTTACCATCAATGGAATCATCGGAATATATGTTAATTCTACCATTACTCATATTTGCTTTAGATGGTAAAGTCATTCCATCAGGTCCAAATCTATTTTTGATAACGTGCCAACGACCTGTTCCCGCTAACTTATCTTCTATTTTTCTACTTAGAGAAACCACAAAATCTGCTGTCATTAATTTAGAGAATGAACCTGCGATAGAAGTACCAGTAATCACATCATCATTTGCACCACTACGATTAATTTGTGATGCTGTGAATAGTGGACACTCATACTCACCAGCAATACCCCTTAGACCTTCTACAATCTCTTCTAACTCTTCGTGTCGTTCTTTTCTACTGTTACCTTTTAACAAATCAGCGTAATCCACAATAATCACATCAGGATTCTTACCTTGTAACTTTAATTTATCCAAAGAAGCTCTTAATGCATTTAAACCTGCCGATTTTGTTGGCCAATACTTTACAATAAGTTCACCTTTTAGGTTATTTACCTGATGAGTTACCTCTTCTATATTGTATTTAAGATTTGGAACTGCCGTACCTGTTAGAACTGCATCATATCTTTGACCAACATAACCTTCATTTAATTCTAATGTATAGTGAACTACAGTTTTACCTAATTTAGCAGCAGCCATTCCAACGTTAACCAAAGCCCAAGATTTACCAATACCAGGTGGTGCTGCAAACATTATCAATTCACCTTTACCAAAACCACCATCCACTAATTCATCAATAACATCCCAACCAGATGGTATAACATCTCTAATTGTTGATTCGTATCTTTCTTTAATTTGTACTTTATATTCATGTCCTATATCAGTATCTTGTCCTGCTTTCATAGCAGAATCAATCATTGATTTGATAGTATCAAATTTACCTTCTTCTAATAATCCAACTGATTCTAAGATAGCATTTTTAAATGTTTGGTTTTTACAAAATTCTAATGTTTTTTCTTTAACATATTCTAAATCATCAGATTCTAATGAATTCCAAACTTGCTTTAAGTTATCTACAATCGATTGTTTTAGAACGTCTCTATCCAATCTATCAACCTCAGTTTTAAACACATCTAAGGTAGGTAATTCTGAGTATTTATCGAAGTGAGATAGAACCTTCGTTACAATCCACTCATTAGCCTCAGAATCAAAATATTCAGGTTTAAGAATATCATATACCATTTGTAAGAATATTCTATCCGTTACTAATGATGATATGATTTTTATCTGAAACGATGTTCCGAATTTATTTCCAAATTTATCCATAGGATACAAATATACGAATTAAATGTTAATTATACAAACTATTTTTTAGTTTGTTTGGAGTATCTATCCAAATCACTCCAAGTGTTCACCAACCAAGTTTCTACATTCTTAAAAGCAGTGTATAATTTATCAATCATAAACTCTTTTTTAAACTGAAACGAATTTAACCCATTGATAGGTGAATCGATGATGTTTCGTATATTTGATTTAATAGAAGAACTGATATCAGGTTCGGATAATTGCATAAGGTCGTAATTAAGAGTTAACACATCCTTATTTTCTAATATTTTAGTTTTAAGTTTTTCATCATCCATTTGAGATACCTTTTCTAACAGAGTATTCAACTCCAATGGTTCATTTTGTAAAAACTCTAATTTGTTAATAATTGTTTTTGGCCCTACTCCCTTAACACCTGGTATATTGTCTGATTTATCACCATCAAAAGTACGATAAAATACTAAGTTATAAGCAGGAACTCCATACAACTCTTTTACATCTTCTTTACCCATCAATTTCTTTTTGGTAGGTAAATATACTGATATTCTATCATCTACTAATTGTAAGAAATCCTTATCTGATGATACTATTAAAACTTCTTTTTCAAATATATGTTTTGCAGCGTATGCCATCACATCATCTGCTTCAACATGGTCAATGTAACACAAATCAACGGGTAAGAAATCTAAGTATTTAATCAATAAATTAAACTGATTTCTCATAGATTGTGATTGGTCTTCTAAATCTTCATACCCAACCAATCTGTTTACTTTAGTAAGGCCTGTTCTACCTTCTTTATAACCACTATACATCTTTTTTCTACGATGTGAGCCACCCTTACCATCAAACACCACCAAAACTCTCGTTGGTTTGTGATTACGAATGAGAGCGCCGAGGGATAACAGAAATCCTGTTACCCCACCAACGTGCTCTCCATCATCATTTAATGTTGGAACTGCCCCAAACACTCTGATAAACATATTCAACCCATCTACAATCATAACTTTATCATTAACATCACCTTTAGATGTATTAGATAAGTTATTTAACATTTCTTTGTAATTAGTCATCGATTGTGTCATCAAATTCGGTTGTATCTGTGTTTGCTGATTCGGATGCTTCTTTATATCCTAAAATATATGCATCACAGATTTGTTTATACATTTGTTCCTTTATTTCAGGTCGTTCTTCCAATATATCGGCAAACCCTTTTGCTTGAAATTTTACTTCTTCACCTGTAGATTCATCAACCCAAGTGTACCATGCACCACTTACAGTTACCAACTTATATGTTTTCATAGTGTTTAACCACGAACCATATCTATCGATACCTCTATCAAAGTAAATTTCAAAATCAACTGCTCTAAGTGGTGGTCCCATTCTATTTTTGATAACTTGAACTCTGGTTTTGATACCAACGGTTTGGTCAACTCCACCCACTTTAGAATTAAGTTTACCCATTTGTTTCATTCTCAATCTACAAGATGCGTGGAAACCTAATGCTTTACCACCTGATGTAGTGTAAGGGTCACCAAAGGATACTCCCATTCTAATTCTAAGTTGATTTGTAAATACAACCAAAATTCTCTCTCTACCAATCATATTAGTAATCTTTCTCATTGCTTTTGAGATAATGATTGCTTTTTGGGTAGCATAACCCGCTTGGTCATAATCAGCTGCTAATTCTACTTTAGTAGTTGCTGCTGCTACAGAATCTACTACTATAGTTACCAACTTATTTTTATCTGATTTTCTAACAGATTCAATAATTGAATCCATCGCATCAAAGATATCTTCTACTGATTCTAAAGGTACATAAAGTAACTTTGCAGTATCAACACCTAATGCTTCTAAGAATTCCTGATTGATTGCGTTCTCCGTATCAATATACACTGCTAATCCACCCTTCTTTTGAGTGTTTGCTAATGTATGAGCTGATAGGAGTGATTTTCCACTTGCTTCCAATCCTGTAACTTCAACAATTCTTCCAACAGGAAACCCACCATTTGGTCGGTTTGAAATCGCTAAATCTAACATATCATCCCCAGTAGACACCCACTCTGTTAAATCGGTGGGTGTCTGTTCTGAGCCATCTAAGAAATATGCGACTTTTGATTGTCCTTTGAACTTCTTATTAAGGTTATCGGCGAGAAGTGAAGATAATTCATCTCTGTTTGTTGCCATATACCTTATTTTTAGTTATTGAATAAATCATCAAATGCATCTTTTACATTTGATACGTTTGAGGTTTGTGGTGCCTCATCTTTGAATGGTGATTCAGTTGATGGTGTAGGTTGAGATTCTTCTTCTTCATTAGATTCTTCAACTTGACCAGTTTCCATCCATTTTTCCAATAGAGATTTCATCTCATCATAAGAATACTTTTTGAACATTGAAGGTAACTCAATTTGGTCTTTCAACATACCCAACACATTCTTATCTTCTGTAATAGGTGTTTGGTTTGGTTTTACTCTGATGTAAGTTTCAGGATAGTTTTTACCCAACTCTTTAGCTGTTTTGAACTCAACAGTAATATCTCTACCACTTGTTGGGTCAGTTAAATCACCATAATCTGGGTCAGCAAAGAAAGCAAGAAGTTCTTGATACACAGTTTTACCAAATCCCCAAAACTTAACTCCCTCTGATTCTTCACCTCTTACCAATACAGGTACATAGGTTCTCATCTTTGGTGTTAACTCTTTTGATAGATTCCAATCATTTCTATCACCAGTCGCTTTCAATTGGTCAGCAAATTCCACTAATGGGTCTGCCTCACCATGTGTTTGTGGTGAAAGTATTGTCTTACCACCAAATCCATAGTGGAAAAACAATTCAATAAAAGGGTTTGATGGATTGTGAACGTAAGGAACTATTCTTACTTGTTGTTTGCCAGGTTTTGGCTTCCAAAGGTTATCTGTTTTAGTTACCTTTGTTTGTAGACTGTCAAGTCTGTTTCGGATTGCATTCAAATCGATTGCCATAATTACTCCAATTTTTAATTAATTAAACATTTATTTATACAAATATACGAATTATTTTTCAATAATCCAAGCTATATTTCAGTTTTTATTCTCAACACAAATTTAATCCCAAGTGTTGATTTGGTTACAAATATACGAAAAAGATTTGGGATTTCCAAACCTTTCTCATATTTTATTTTTTATTTAACTACTCACCATATGTACGAGCAGGTACAGATTTTCCCAATTTAAAATGAAGTGCATTTGGGTCATTTTTATATTTACCAATTTTAGCAGGACCTGCATATCTATAACTGTTCTTACCAAATGTTTTATCCAAATGTTTTTGTATTTCAGCTACTGCCTTTTTAGTATTTATATTATTGCCTTTAAGTTTATATACTAAACCATCCATTCCCAAATTTTCATCACCATCAATAATACTCCATACTGAGATATCTTCACTTAGTTGAGCTCTTACTTTTTTCATGTTCTCAACCATCAATTTTCTATTTTGTTCTATATTTGCCATAAAATATCTCCTATTGTAATAAATATCAAATTTTTTTAATTAACATCAATTATTCTGAATAGATTAGTTTTCATAATTTTGAAACCATCACCATCAGTTAGAATCATTGAATTACGATAATCCCCCCATTCAATCTGATATGATTTATCCAATCTACCACCATTTAAAGATTCAATCAAACGATTCAATGCATTGATGGTATATAATGTGTTTGTTTCTTTTTTTCTATGAGTCATAATTGTATTTGGTAGAAATTCCATATTTGAATTTGGAATAATATTGTAACTTATCACCAACTCTTTGGATGGTTCTAATTTAAGTAT